GTGCCCTCACACGCCCCTCACGGGGCACCGGTCCTACTAGAGGACCGGTCCAATCCCAAGTTTGATGTCGACGACTTGGGGTCGCCCGGATCTCGTCAAATGATCTGGGGAAGCGAATGGATCTTCACTTCGCTTCGTGAACCATTTGAGCAGGGCAGCACTACCGTCAATTTCGTTGACGGGAAGTGGAGCACGCACACGGTAGCCACGTTCTAAGGCTACATGTGTATACCTGCAGAATCTCCGTACCGATAGCTTGTCGGCCAGAAGACTGTGCCTGCCGAGCAGAGGAGAGGCTTTTCCAACAGTTGGGTAGTGTCTGATGACCTTCCCCAACTGTTCGTCCAGCCACCGTGTTGTTCCCCACAACCCATTTGAGTAACACAGGTTGCGGAGCGACACAGCGGAGATGATCTCCTGAGTATCCGTCCGTGATGAAGGAAGCAACTGGCGAACCTTGACTATGCTAACGTCATGGCCACCAAAGTACTCCTTGCCGCAAGACTCTCTGAACCTTCCGGTCCAGAAGGACTTACCCTGGTTTACCTTCAGCCCGAAGGCTTCCAGCGCACCAATCACGGAATGCACGAATTCTGCGGGGATAATGATATCGTCCCCGTAGACACGCACTCTACCGTTAAAGGACTGAATGTCCCGCGCGGTAAGTGGTCGGCTGAGCGCATCCTCGATCCCAACAAAGACGACGGCAAGAAAAACCATCGCCTCGATCGGGAAGCAGAGCGCTGAACCCATGGACGCGAACTTGGACAGAGGAATGATTCCATGTCCAGGCACATCCGCCCGCGTAGACCGACACGCTTGAACACCCTCGTTTGTCTGAGGATGTCGTTCCAGCATCGACTGCACGAGCAGATTTGAGACGCGATCGGAAGCCTCGCTAAGATCTAGCGTAGCTAACTCCCCTGAGAGGGAGCCCCACCTAGCCATGTCCTGATTAGGGACCTGGTCGGTAAAACCGATCATACCTCGAACAGATGATCGTTCGAGGCACTGCACGAGGTGCACCGCAATGGCCTGTTGCATATACTGCATGCAGGTCGGCTCAACTGCGATGACGCGTGGCGTCTTAAGCGTCTTGGGAACGAGTATGACCTTGACAGGTCGCTCGTTCTCAGGTTCGACGAAGTTGATCTCGTCAGTCTCCTTGTAAAAGCGAGGAGAAGGTAGCAGGTAATCCATTGCAGGAAAAACTGCTTCCAGTCTGACAGGCCATTCTCGCTGAGTCCACTTCTTGTTTCCAAGGAAGCGGTCAGCGGTGGCACCGGGGCCATGCCCTGGGGTAAGTTTGTACTCATGGATCATTTGATCCAAATCAGAGAGTACACCACCGAAGAGCAGGCCAGCCACACGCCGATGACGCATAGACAAAGATACATCGTCCAATAGTCGTCGGTCAGTGACTCCAACTTCGTTCTCACACTCGATGAACTTCTCAAGAGCGATTGCATTTCTTGCTGGAGTGCAAGGTAAAGCAATCTTACCAAAGAGACCGGCGAGTTGCCGGACCGCTCTGATCGCTTCTGGGTTTGGTCCATCGAGCAGCCTTCCATTTTGAGAGTCGAACACAAGGCGAGTAAACCACCTGAGGTAACTCGGGAGTTTCGCTCCTCTACGGATTCGTGAGAATCCAACGAAGGAGCCGTCGCTTACCTGCCCAAGCTCGAGACTTCTTTCGAAGTCCTTTGCGAAAGCAGGGAGGGAAATCGTGAGAAACGAAATCCCCTCGTGTTCAACCCTGGCAGTGATATACTCAACATCTCTGTTGAGCTCGGCATCAACCGATTCGTCACTGTCAGTGCTCATGCGACACCAGGTAGCCATATCTTTGGCTACCTCCACATACAGATTGATCAGGCTTTTCACATTGCCTCCTCTTAAATGGGGGGGTCGATGTCCTCAGCCTGACAGATGCCGATCCTAAGAGGGGCCCCGAAGGGCCCCCCCTAGTAGATCTCTCCAATCAGGGTATTAGTTCTGACCCTGATTGAACTTGTCGATGTTCGCAGCAACTGCGAGGAAGTCGGCAACGGCCTTGACGATGTTCTGCTGCTCGGTGGCTGTGAAGCCAACGGGCGGCACGTCAACGACCATATATGCCGACATGCTGAAGGTCTCGTTCTGCGAAGGAAAGAGGGGGTTAGCCCCCGTCTTCGTGTAGTCGAGACGGAAAGACCGCCGGGTCCGCTTGTTGTACAAGTGGGACACGGTGAGCTTCCAGTTTCCAGTCGCGTCTTTGTAGACGCTCTTGTTCTCTTCAGTCGACAAGCGAGCGAACGGTGTTGCCACCGTCGCAATGGTGAGAGAGGTAGGATCGGCGAGGGCCATCAGGCAAATCTTTCTGTGGGAACGGCCAAGCACCGGTGGATTCCGATGCCTGGGTTTTGCTCGTCTTTTTCTGACCGAGATAGGTCAGCGTGGTCCTCGGGACATCCCGAGGGCAGCGATGATGGCGAGCTGTCGTGGAGTAAATCCATCGAAACTCAGACCAAAACCGAATGGGGTGGCGCGAAGGCGGGCCTTCACTTCTGAAGTGAAAGTTTGATCCGCTGAGTACGGTGTACCACCTGCCAATGTTACATCACGTAACTGGTAGGTGATATCATTACGTAATGTTGACATCACGTAACCGTATCGCATCACTAGGCCGTCGTTGCTGAATAGGGCTATATTGGACATAACATCTCCAATGTTTCCTACCCAGTCGAGGGCCCAGGACCAGGGCATCAGGTTCCACAGTACATCAGGTGTGAGCTTGATACCGTAGAGGTGTCTAAACCTCGTGGCGGCATTCGAAACCCGTTCCCAACTACTTGACCCCGAAAGGTCAAAGTGGTACGTGAAAGCTCCAGAGAACCATGTCTTCTCAACAGAGGAGACTCTGGAGTACAAGTTGCCTGTTCCCGAAACCATCTGCCAGCTAGAAGCTGCTCCAGGCCAGTTAGACCTTTCGAGCTTCTCGCTTTCAGATGACACAACTGGAAATTTGTAGCGTCTGCGTACATCCTTGCCCGAATTTCGAGCAAGTTGTTGGATGTAATCGTCACTCGTTTGAACAGAGTGAGCGAACTTTCGCAGATCGGAGACGAACGGTTTCCACCCGAACTCAACGTTGAGGTAATCACTCCCTAGGGCGCGATACTTCTTGACGTCATGTTTGAGGGTAGAAACGGCTAGCCGAGGAAAACCTTCTCGAACTAGCTCTCCGAGGGCCACGGCCCCGTCAAATGCCGGCTTCGTTGGTGCGCATCGTGAAATGGCCGTTGCACCCTTCCCAATCATATCGAGCTCAAAGAGCCCGAGAGACGAGGATGGATCCGCAGGCCAGGTGGAACGCTGAAGTTCAGCGCTCCTACCACTATACTCCGGGAAAACATAACCCGGATTTGCGCTCCAAGCAGATGGAGTGCCAGGAATTTCCTGGCAAGTATCAGAGTACCCGAGCCTTTTAAGAAGGAACGGGCCGCCGATATCTCCAGAGGACTTTAAACGTCCCCAGCCGGGGTTGCCCTTGGTCCAGATTTCTTCAACGGTTGTAAACCGGTGAATTCCTGGCGGACCGAACGGAGTACCAATGAATGTTTCTTGGTACGACCGATCATGGTCTGTGACGACCTTCCTGTAAGGAAGAGAATCCCAAGCAACCATCAGTTGTGTCCAATCGATTGTGGTACACGTGGAAGACGAAAACCACGTGTGGAGTGCATGAGCGTGCTTGCGACTTTTGATG